GCAATATGTGAAGGTAAGAACGCATACTCATCTAACAACAATAGGTTATACGAGCCACCACGGATCGCTGAAGACGATGTTGCATCACAGACCACTCTAGACCCGTTTTCTAATTTAAAACTCGTCTTGTTCCATTCTACTACGCCCTGTTGTAGAAAATGTGGTAGATTTTCATATGCTAATTGAAGTTTGGCAAATAATTCATCTTTTGCTGTCTTCAATTTATTTGCGAGAATAGCACAACTAACAGACTGATTAAATGTCACATAATGCGCAATATATCCGATAACTGAAGTTGATTTACCAGACTGGCGAGGCCATTTAGAGATAGTGAATCTATTATCATGAATGGCTTGGACAAAGTTTTCCTGATAATCATACAACTTGAAAGGCATAATACCTTTGTCAAGTGTTTTAACTTTTACATATTTGGTACAAAAATATACAGGATCTTTGGCACACTTTATATATTCGTCTAATTGCTCTTTGGTATATTGTAATTCTATACCAGGAGGTTTTAATTTTGGGTTATTTCTATAACCTTGATTTTTATTATTTAAGCTCATCTTTATTTACTATTTCAGCTTCTATAAGTTTTTCTGTACTTCGGTCTTTATTTAATAAATTTTGAAGATCTTTTGTTGAACCAACAAATACTGAATTATTAGTTTGATTTAGTTGAACTTTTTGTGAAGTAGTATCTTTAGCTTTTTTATGTATATCCAACATATTATTATTTAAATCGGACATTGTTTTAAGTAAAATCGCAACAACTTCAAATGCACGTGGAGAATCTGATTCGGTTGCAACTTTAAGAGCACTTTCAAGTGCTATAGTACCAGAACCCAATAAATCTTTATAATTGGATTGTGCTAATTCATAATCTTTTTGAAAATTGTTATTATCAAAAGTTCCACCAGTAGTATTCTTTTCTACTATTGGTTTTTCCGAAGGTTCGGAAACATTAAAAAAATTAGACAAATTTTTATTTATATTCATAACAACTAACTAATATTAATTATAATCAAAATCAAAAGTTATTCCAGGTGCATCTACACTAGTAATTACATTCTTTGTCTCAACATTACCAAAGATATATGATTTTGCAACAAAACTAAAACTTGAAATATTTACTCTACGGTTTCCAAAATCACCATCATATCGTTCACTTATATTATTACTTAGCATCGTTATAGGGATCCTAACATCACTTTGTGCACTATTCATGTTAATTGTTATAATATGATCTGGATTGAAATATGGAATAATTTGTTCTACAATTTGTAAAGTATCATTTAAATGACGTGTATATACAAACAATGAAAAAGAAACATTTACTGGTACTTCTTGTGTTATAATACCAGCAGTAGAACCGATACAGTTACCAGCTGTGCCAGCCATAGTTTTAGTATTATTAGATTTATTTCTTCTTCTAGATGGATCAGGGGTAACAGATGACATCATGTAACTCAATCTAGGAAGTTGATTTTCAATACGAGTACCATCATTTATTGAAGAAGTTTCTAACAATCTTCTAATAAATTTTTCTTGAGGAGCATAAGTAATTGGAACACGAATTGTCAATGGAGTAACAGCGTCATCTGGATTTGTGTGTTGGACATCAATGTTGCTGAACAATGAACCAAAACCAACTACAAGTTTTCTTAAATTTTGATTATAAAAATAATTAAACATTTATGTTCCTATTAGCATGGTTCATTTTTATCAACATTAAACAATACAGCTTCATCATCTATAACATCATTTATTCCAGCAGTTGTACCCAGAATGTTATTGCGTGGGATTATTACACCACCGGATAGACCCTTAGTAACTGTAGATACGCTATCGATATATGAAATATTTGTATTAATCTTTTCATAGCTATAAGTGAATAGTTCAGCTGTTATATAATATGAATACAATTTTCCTAATGGATAGAATGGATTTTCATGTTCTACAAAATTTATTTCAAATAAAGATTTTGATAAAGGAAAATAGATAAGATCTCCCTCACGGGGTCTAGTAATTGCTACATCATTAATAGTAACTTCTTCGTTAAACCGTTTTCTTGCAAATATTAATGTAACTTTATCTTTAATCTCAATACCAAATTGGGATATAATATCAGTACCTTCAAATCCTTTATAAGATTGCAGATACATTTCTATAGTATATGTTTTAGTAAATGATGAAGCTGGATTTTCACCAAATATTTTATCTATATTCAGATACTGTCTAGGAACATATAGACAGTCTTGACCAGTTGCTTTTATGATCTCTATAGTCATATCTTCAACAAGATTTTGTTCATTCCCGTAATTATAAAAATAAGGATTGACTGCCATTTTATCCTATCATTGGGTCCACAGGTAGTTCCTGTGTTTTTAGGAGCGTAAGTTCAATTTCTCTAAGTTCTGATACGGCTTCATTTAATATTGCTGCAGCATTTAACATAGCTCCACCAGGTAAAGGAACACCTGAGAATTTAATTAAATTTTGACCCCATTGTTTCTTTAAAAGTGCTGTAAAATATCTTTTAAATATTCTGTCGCTCCACACTTTTTGATACTTATCTGGATCAATCTGAACATAAGCTTCAACCATCAAATATTTGCCATTTGATAGCGTGGAATAATCCGTATCCAAAAATAAAGTATCTGTTGTACGTGTATATGTGTAAGACGCAGGATAATTAAACACATCATTTATTAGCTTAACATAACTCATGGCTTCCATATATGTTGCCATGGGTCCGGATGGAGTAGCTGATTGGCTATTATAAAGACCAAAGAAATCAAATAAAGTCATTTGATATCTCAAATCAAACATATAATCACCAACCTGATTAGTTGGTGTAAAAACTTTCGTTATTGTTCTTATATCTGTTGCAGCAGGCCAATATCCAGTAGAACCATCTTCATTGGTTTTTATTTTAGCACCTAATGCATTTCCAAAAGTAGTAGTATTAAAAGATTTGGCAATAATATCTTCAGGAGTTATAGGATATACGTAAAGTGCTCTTTGATTGAAGTCAAAATGACGTTCAAACATGTATTCTAAGGCTTCATCTAATCTATCTTCTGCTTGTTGGGGGTCTATATTGATCTGTAATACAGGTGCTCCAAGAGATCTAAAACAATAGTTGATAAATTCTTGTCTTGTAGTGGGTTTCGCCATTATACAAATATTTATGAATTCTCTATAATTTTATTTACTTCAGCTATTATATTTTCTTTTTCTTCAGATCTACCAACAGTTACCTGGATTAAATCCAATAGTTCTGGGTCAAAATTTTCAATTTGTTCTTTTCTTTCGGGGGAAAGATTTGAATTTGGATCGTAATTACTAAACCCAGGTAATTGAAGTGGGCAATTTAAACTGGGATAATCTAATTTAGCATATTCTCCCTCAGTTTTTATTAACCAAGTATTACTATTGTCACCACAACCACATCCACCACAGTAAAAGTATTCAGAATTGTTACTTTTTCTTAAATTATGACAGGGAGAAATATCTCCATGTCCAAAACAAGAAACTGTTCTGATTTTTTTAGTTACTATATCAATCTTATTATTTGTTAAACCACGACTAGCTAGAGCCATAGCTAATGAAACCATTTTTTTAAACATTTTTATACACTTTCATAAACTACAGTCATTCCTGCTGGAATGACATGTTCAGACAAAAATACTTTGTGCTTATCTAATACATTAGCCTTTATATTTACTACCCCTGGAGCAGAAGTATATACTTGAGTTGTTAAGTAAGGCATATTCAATAAAGATGTCAAAACATATTTGATAGCTTTATTGGTTCCCTTTATATCAAAATACGAATCTTGTACTTGAATTGAGAACCTTCTTATATTTGGTAAGATGTCTGACAAATTATCACTTGAAAAATCAGCACTAGGAAAATAACTTTCTGCAATACCTTGCAATAGTTTATCATCGATACTCATCCCACAACGAATATTTTCCCAATCTAATTGGGCACCATAGCCATATTTAAGACTAAAAAGCCATCTAAGATAATTTTTAAATAATGGAATAACTAATACATTATCCGTATTATCATTATATTCTTTAATAATCCAGGAAGGAAATAAAGACTTTATAGTAAGCTTATCACCAAACCAATAGTCTCCCTGAATATTATAGTATTCAGACCCATAATATTTAATAACCTTCTCAACAAATATGTCAATTTTACCTTTTACGGTTACTGGAATATGGTTGAATAATAAAATCATAGAGTATAAGTAATTATCATACCAGCAGGACCCGTAGAAGATAAAAATGATAACAACGATGTTTGATCTTCATTTGATAATGAAGCATTTACATAAACATTTACAGAACATGGAGCTGCTCCGTTTGATACAGTAATTAATGTTTCGTCATCTGTGCTAGAAATGCCAGAAGACATTATTGCATATTTAAGATCATTTAATGTAACCCAACGCTTTCTACCATTTCCATTGAATAGGATTGTAGATCGGGCGCGTTCGACACTTAAATTATCATAACCACCAGCTGGTGTTGGTGTACTTATAAAAATTGTTGAAGTAGTTGGGCTTATTGTTGCAGCATTACCTTTACTACCATTTGTAGTTAAACCAATAACTTCTACACGTACATTTAAATCAATTGCAGTAGAGTTAACAAAATTATTAGTAACCATGTATCCACTGGGTCCATTTATTACTGTAAAATAATTACCAGCCGTAGTTGCTTCAGAACCACGATCAACTCTAGTGTAAAAAGTCTGCACACTAGTTATAACATTGGTAGTAACAAAAGTAATTGTACGTGGGTCAACTGTTAGTGGAACAATTATATATTGCCCATTAAAATTATAATCAGTATAACTGACAGCCTGTGTTCCAGAATACAGTGTATATGCATCAGTACCTATAGCAATATCTTCAATATTAAAAAATAATATATTTGTTCCATCTATAGCTTGTGCTGAAAATGAAGTATATGCTGGAATAATTGCTGATGCTTGTATTGTTATATCTGTTGTAGCTGATTGAGTAAATGGTAACACAATAGATTCATTTGCAGCCAATCCAGAAAAAGATTCTAAATTTTGTGCAGAGATTTTAAATGATTCATTAAATCCAAAGTAACTATAAGCACCATTGTATGCCGTAGCTGTAGCCAATATATTAATAAACATATTGGCTGCACTTGAAGAATTCTTAAAATCAATACTAGATAAACTTGGCTGTGATGACAAGAAACGGGTTAAAGAATTTACTATATCAGTAAAGTCTAAAGAAGAAACATTTAAATCTTTTGTATTGTACGCCATTATATGTTTACCTCAATATTGCAATATATATTGCTTTGTAATTTTAGTCCATCAAAATAACCAAATTTAACTTTAAACTGTAACAAAGTTTGAGTATATGAAAACAGCTCAACCGTAACATCTGTTACACCTTGAATAGATGCTTGAATATAGTGTGACATAGTATTTTCTAAGACTTCTTTATTACTAACAGGATCAAACATATATACATAATAATCTGAACCAAAATTTTTATCAGATGTTAATTCTCCCTTATTTGTATTAAACAAATGAGATATCTTTTGTACAATACTATTGTATCCACTGACCATAGCAATATCTGTATTACTATTGGTAGATGGTATTTTTTCAAGGAGTATTGAAAAATCTGTATTCTGCATTAAAATTATTTATCTGGAATCTGAGTTACAGTCAACGCTGTTTCGTGTGTTCCACCACTATTTAAGATATGTTTGACAGAAAGGATCATATATAACCCTGAAAATATTGACTTACCAGTGTTAATAGGGGTTCTGGTAGGGTGATCTACTAGAAGCTCAATTATATACCCTGGTCTTATATTATAATCACCTGCAACAGTTAATTCTACTTTTGATTGGTATTTTAAACCATCCAAAAATTCTCTTCTATCGACAGGAACTTTAACTGGAGTTTTCCAAAATGTAGCAATATTTAATCTATGTTTTAAGTATGCCTCATAATTAGCACCCACTTCAGGGCAGACACAACTAAATGGTGCTTCTGGTGTTCCCCATAAGCAACCTAACCACTCAGCACCTAATGTTGCTTTTATTCCTTCACACTCTCCACCAGTTAAACCCGTTAATAGATCTCTTAATACTAAGGTTCCCCTAGCTGGAACAGTTCCAGTAGCTCCTATCCATAGATTTGATGGAAGAACATTTAATCCTTCTGCAATTATCTTAATTGCTGGAAAAGTATCAAAACACCCTTGCAGAGAACTGGGAGAAGCGGTTAATCCTCGTGTTATTTCAGAATTTGCACACTCATAACTATCACGGGATGTAACGGGTGTTATTGCATTTTTTGCAATAGTATATGGATAAATTTTTATTTGATTTGTATTCGGCATGGTATTATGGAGGACATGTTCCGTCTAAAATATTTTCTGCAGTAAAATAATACAAATATTTGTTTTCATATGTTGGACTAGGATCAGATAATGTTATTGTTGCTGTGTTAAATACATCTTTCCAAGATTTTTTATACATTTTTACAAAATGTTTTATTGTAGTAGTACTACTAGGAGTCCAAGTTGCTGCTAC